CCCGTCTTAGCCGGGAAGATATCTCGGAAAGCGTCCTTGATCGGCTTAAGGATAGCTATCACGTTCTGGAACGCTGTCTTGATGCCATCGATCAGGGCGGTACGTCCGCCCATAGCCTTCCAATCGTGCAGCACCGTGTTTCGAGCGAGCGCGTTAGCGTTGATGAATCCGTTGATCGTGTTGCTCATCCCAGTGAAGAGTGTTTTGGATTCCTTGAGGTTTCCGAAAATACTCTGGAATGAAGCAGCCCAACCCGAACCGATAGTTTCCTTCGCCACGTCGAAGACCTGACCAAGCGTCTTGACCTCGGTTGCCGATTTAAACGCAGAATCCGACAACTTCATCAAGGATGCGAACTGGGCGTCAGTATACTTCACGCCAGTTTTTTGCTCGAGAGCCAGTCGGTTTGCTTGAATCTTCGCGTCGACCTCAGCTGCGCTGTACTTCACCAGGCCGTCCTTGGTCTTCTCGGCCGACAGAGCGGCCTTCGAGAACCGACCGTCCAGCGTAGCCAGCGTGTTGACCAGAACCTCCGAAGACAACCAAGGCTTCTCACCCGGTTTGGCCATGATCGACTCGCGGAATGACTGACCATTGATGGTCAGCTTCTTCATGGGTCCTTCCATCTTCACCGACTTGCCACTGATTTCACCCATGGCGACGGCCGTCGTAGCCAAGGCGGTCTGAAGCTTCTTACCGCCCATACCAGCGTTAACGACCGAATTCCAATCCTGAAGCCCTACCTTACCCGAGGAAATGGCCTGAGACAGCTGATACATGGCGGTGGCAGCCTGCTGCGAGCTCGAACCCGACAAGGCCGCCATATTGGCAATACCCTTGATAGACGACGTCGCCGTCTGGAGATCGACACCAGCCGCGGTGAACGTGCCAATATTCCGCGCCATCTCGCCAAAGTTGTAGATGGTCTGATCAGAATATTGATTCAGCTCTTGCAGCGACGCATTGATCTCGGTCAGCGGACGATCAGTATTCGCCTGAATTGTCTGGATCGATTGCAGGTTAGTCTGATACTCATGCAGACCATCAATGATGGGTCCAACGGCGAAGCTCTTGGCAAATCCTGCGCCCTTGGCAATTGCCTGAGACGTAATGTTACCAAACGCAACTGATGCAGCGCCTGCAAGAACGCTAAACTGATGCGAAGCGGCCTCTACGGCTTTGGCGATACCGCCCAATGTGACCTGATTAGACGCCCGCTCAATATCAGAGAAGGTGGACCCCGCGCTGAGCTGGGCCATCTTACTTTGCAGCTTGTCAACCGCTCGACCCGGGCCTTCGAGGGTAACCTTGTTACCGGCGCGATCAATATCACCCAGACCCTGAGCCGCCCCCGAACCAGCTCCACTGAGCTTGGCCTTGAGCTTATCCAACGCCGACATAGGGCCTTGCAGGGTGACCTTATTAGCCGAAGCTTCGATCTTGTCCAGCCCGCTGGCTCCACTCCCCATATTCTTGATGGCCGTATCCAGCTTGGTCAACGTGGTCAACGTCTGCGCCACCCGTTGTTCGAACAACGAGTTCTCAAACGCCATCGAGACAACACGTTCGTCAATACTCGGCATTACTTGGTCACCTCCTTCCACATGTCGGCTACCATCTGATCAAATATAGGCCTCATGGCCGGATTGATGTAATCCACTCCTTGGACATAGCCCCTCGTGCGAGTGGCATGGCCATACTGAAGAATCGCGGCAATAGAAATTCGGCCCGGATCTTCCACGTGGGAGTTGTACCAATGGATGGCGAAATATCCCGGTCGATTGACTACTTCGTAATACCAGGCATTGGCAGTTATGGAAGACTCCACTGGCGTGGCATTCATGAGCGCAGCCACACCGATGGGGCCATATTTCTCCAGTGCCTTAAATTGCTCTCGATTCCTCATACGTTGCAAAAAGGTCTGCGCCTTGGCGAAGGAACCGCGGTTGGTGACCTTGATCACGGAGCCACCATGTTCAACATATCAATCATCGGAAGCAAATGGGGATCATCCTCATCCGATCCGTAGATCGTGGTTTCGAACATGGTAAACTTTTCCGGATCTACTTTGCGCGAATCCAGAGAAATATGGTTGGTAGGACGAATGCCCAGAATCTGGTCTGGTACTCCGGTAAGATTCCAGGTAAAAGTCGCTGGATCTACACTACCACCCAATGAGGCCATCTCCACATCATCGGGTACAGCCAAGATGTTGTAGACCAGATGAATCTTGTACCCATGATCCAACCCATCGATATCGTTACCTACCAGAGTTCGGTAACTCAAATGAAACAGGTTAGCCCGTTGATCATAGACAACTATCCCCGGAGCCATTTCCGGACTACCCAACAGGGCTTCTAGTTCATCTGGGTAAGTAAACGCCGATAGTTTGGCTTCGTAGGTTCCGGGGATGTAATGATCCAAAAACTTGACCCCGTCGAGAAAATACGACTTAACTTCACGAGACTTCGTTTCGGTTACCGAAGTCAATCCGTTCCAGGGTACCGCCGTACCATCCGGTAGATAAAGAACGCCGCGATCGACACCGGTTTCGTATCGACGGTCACCCACCCTATCCCACGCAAGTGCGGTCATGCGGCCTCCTTTCTATCCTCTGGTTCCCAGTTGTGCCTTACGCTGAGCGTTGAGTTCGCGATTCCGAGCCGCCACTTCGCTTCGACTCATCTTCTTGGGCTTGGACTGTTTGACGTTACAAATTCGAATCAGTGTGAACAACCGGTTCAAATGCCAAGTTTCACACTCAAACGGAATGTCAAACACCGTCATCCAGTAATACACCAGCTCCGAAGTAATGACTTCGCGCGAGCTTGGAGAGCCGGGCTGCTCGGAGAACCACGTAGCCGTCATCTTACGCTCGATGTACTCATTAATAGCTATTAGATTCTTTTCAGATAGTTTCTCCAGAAAATCCCCCGGGGGATTTGGCGTCAAAACCATATAGCCAATGTAGGCCAAGGTCTCTTCCGGAGTTTTCTCATGCTTGCCCAAAAAGGGCTTTTCGAATTCTGACTCCCATTTTGAAAGAGAAACCAGAGAATGCTCCAGCTGGAGCTCAACGCCGCCGTTAGTGATGAACGTTCCGGCAGATTCATCGTAGGAATCGGTAGCCCCCACTGTAATAGTGAGCATTCCCTGGTCCTCCTTTCATCTTTGTTAATCGCGGTAGTCCGGTTACGAATCTCCCGCCGGTGAGCGATCCCGGAGAGTGAAAGGATCGAGCTCTTACCAGCCCCCCGCGACCCTTACCTGGGAGTCACGACCGCGTATCTTTCATAACCTGACTACGAACCGTTGGCGAACATCTCGATGACCTCATCGGGGGTGGGGAGATGTGCCTCCCCAGAGGCCGTACCGAAGAGGGCATCTTCGAGGGTTTGCAGAGCGGCCGGATCTGACGTAACGGAGTCAACCGTCAGGATGGACGTCGGTTTGTGGCCGGTGACCGTAACCGGAGTGGTCGAGAACTCCCATGAGAACGCGATGGCCTCGGGGGAGTCATTGACCGTGGCGTAGGCCTTCTCTGACGGCGACGCCTGGGCGCCGTAGATCAGATGGAGCTTGTAGCCGTGGTCCTGACCTTCGGTGTCGTTGCCCTGGAGAGTGCGGTAGACCAGACCGAAGGGACGCCGTCCCTGCTGTCCCACCGACACCCCCGGAGAAGGCGAAACCGAACCGTCGTTCTGTCCGAATTCGTCCGGATAGGTGAAGGCCTCGATCGTCCCTCCGAACTCTTCGGCCGAGATGAGATTCACGTACACCGTGTTGTCCGCGTACTGCTTGTTCGATTCTGCGCCCGAAGGCGACTCGGTGACGGTGGTGAGACCATTCCATGCCACACCATCAGTGTACTCACCGGTCTCGTCAACCTGATAAAGGACTCCGTGATCGACGCCAGTCTCGTAGAGACGGTCGCCGACGTTGTCCCATGTGAGGACTGCCATGTTGAAAGGGCTCCTTTTCAGAAGAAGATGCTGAAGACGTAGTGATTGAGATCATCCGCTGCGAAAAACCGTTCGAAACTCACGTATTGCAGCGCTTCAACTTGGTCTGCGAGCTCGGTATCGGGATTTCGATCGACAACCGTAACCTGGTATCGCTTGGCATGTCGATACAGCTCATTGTTCGCGCGATCCGACGAAGTCCCATCTCGTGAATAGATAATGCATGGGAATTGCATCTGGACATTCGCCGGAGGCTGAAAGTATACGTGGGGAGTCACTTGTTCAAGGAGTGACTGAAGCTCCAGCCGTGGGGCCATTATACACCTCCCCCAGTTGGAGAGTCAGGCGAGGAAGCTGGGCTTCGACATCAGTCACAGCCCAAAGCTCCCCCGCCCACTCCACGTAACGAATGGCGAAGAAATGCCCACGCGCATAAGCGTCGGCCACGATGCTGATCGAATTACTGACAGAGAAGTCTTTGTTCAGAGTATCTCCCTGACGGAGAGCACTCCTATTTTGGATAACATCCCCATAATAGGAACGTTCGATAATATTGTCAGCATAAACGCCCGGCGTGCCTTCTACGGTTTCACCGAATCCGATCCGTCCGTGAAACTTCGCCATGGATCAGATCAGCGAATTAGGAGCCTGCCGTGCCGCGGAAGGTCCACTCGTCCTCGACATTGTTGTCGAAGAAGTAGCCCGCGTTCGAAACGGCGTAGATGGTGAGGTCCACACCCTCGTCGATGGTGTACGGCGAGCCAGAGGCCGTCACCGCCGCGTTGGTGTCTCCGCGCCGATAGGTGACGCCAGTGGTATCGGTGATCGAGAACGTCGAGTTGTCGGGGTCGAAAGTCGGCTCCGCCGGGGTGGCCTTGGTGGCTCCTGCCGCAGCCTGCCTGATGATCAGAGCGGACCGGATCTTGGTGAGGGCACCGGACGACCGTGCCTCGATCAGGTACTTGTATTGGTTGTAGTCGATGTCAAAGTCGTCGAAGAACGACACCTCGCCACCGCGATCCGCGCCAACCGTGTAATCCGACAGGTTGACCACGATGCCGACCAGGTCGGGCTCCTCCTCCATGACCTCGACGGTCACGACACCGGACACGCCCAGCTCGGAGGCCAGCTCCGACGCGGTCCGGTAATAGCGGCGACCCTGCGAGTCGCGGGCCAGCAACATCTGGGTCATCGTGGGCAGTGTCGTGTAGAACGTCGGAAGCCCGGAGCCCTTGTAGAACCGCATGGATTCGAGGATCTTGTCCACGAGGTCCGTCTTGCGCAGATCGCCGTCGACGTCGATGGTGATCGTCGCGGCGTAGAGATCGTCGTCATTGAGGATCGAGCGGATACCCGCTCCGTCCGTGGCGCCCTTCGGGTCACGGATCTTGTCCTCGTCGTCGACATCGCGACCGTCTCCGATGAGGATGGCTCGGGCGAGCTCCTCGTCGAGCATGAGTCGCATCTCGGCCTTCAGCCACAGCACGACATCGAAGTCAGTGATGTCGATGATGTCATCGCGATCGAGCCGCTGCTTCTTGTAGATCGTGCTCGGCGTCGTGACCCGCTTCATCAGGCCGAAGAATTCCTCTTTCTTCAGCGTGCCCTTGATATAGCCCTTGGCCCGGGCCTCGGCATGGGTGATATCCGCGGTGATCGACTTGATCCGCGAGAATGGGCTCTTGCGAACGCCACCCAGAACGCTGGACACCCACTGCGTCCGACGGGTATCGAACTCGGGCGTGTCCGTGATCGTCCGCGCGTCCGGGAACAGCGTGTCGATGTTCTCGATGCCGTGCTTGAAGGCGTAGTCCTCCACCGCCTCCTTCAGAGATCCGCGCTTGACAGCGTCGGCAGCGATGCCCTGCATCGCGTCATGCGAGAGCACGGTCCGGGGACCGGCCGCGCGATCCTCGCTCGCCGTCTCGAAGACGTTGCGTCCGCTCATCTCGTTTTCGTCCTTGTCCTCGTGGGTGGCGACCTCCTCGTCGGAGGTATTGGTTTCTGTGCTACCGTTGGAATTTGTGACACTTTCCAGAGCTGCGCCCACCATGTAGTGGACAACCTCCTGCTGCTCCTGTGTCATCGTCTCGTAGACGTCCTGGACGGTGGGATCGTCTTCGACATCCTCCGTCTTCGTCTCGTGCTCGATATCGGTTGTCTCGGTCTCCGTCTCGGTCTCTGTCTCGGTCTTCGTCTCAGTAACCCCTTCGGCATGTTCGAGATCTAGACCGGTATAGATAATCGCCTCATCGGCGACCGTCATAATTTCTCCGTCAGCATGAGCGATCTCGATGTTGTCGATCAGAGCACCGGGATTGGCGCCCGCCAGAACCAGCGAGACTTCGCGAATGATCCCGTGAGAGACCTGCTTAGCCTTCTCGACAAGCTGATTGGCGAAGATTGACAGCGCAGAAATATCCTCGTGCTGCACCAATGTCTTCGCATTCCTGGCCTGTGTCGTCTCGTTGAAAAACCCGAAGACGTACGTGCCCTGAGGCCGATGCTCGAGAACGCCGTGTCCCAGCACGTTCTCGGGTGAATTGTGTCCGTGTTGCCAGACCAGCGGAACTCTATCACCATCCTGATGCTCAAAAGCGCCATTCAGGATCGTCCGACCGTCAGAGCACTTCAGACCGTACTTGGTAGCCCAACCACTGAAGTCAGGCACCTGGGCTGAGTGCGTCAGGCTGTTCTCCGGCGAAGAGTCACCGAAGTCCAGTCGGTGGGACTCTGCTCCCATTTCGACTGTTCCTTTCGTCATTTGGATCTTCGGCGCTCTCAGAGCGCAGCTAGCTTCTGTTTGGCGACTGCGATCTGTCCCTTAACTCTAGTAGCCAAAGCCTTAAGCTGACCAAGTTTGTGGCCACCTGAGCTCGACTTCTTCTTATCGGAGCTACCGCCGCCAGACTTATCGCTGGCTTTCTTCGCCTTGGTTTTCAATTCCTGTTTATGCTCTTTGCGATACTTCTCGCTTTCGCGAGACTTCTTAGATTTTTCCGCTGCTGTATCCGGCTTATCCCGCTCCTTGGCCGCCCGTTCTTTCTTGGCCTTTCCCTTCCGGTCCTCACTGGCTTCCTTGTGCTCCATCTCTTGAATCTTGGCTTCTAGCTTCGCCAGTTTGGTTTCCAGAGACTGGATACGAGCCGCGAGTTCTTTGCGCTGCTGGGCTCGGGCATTACGCTTGATCTCTTGCCGGGTACGTCCCGTTCGCGGATCTTGCCCTGATGGGCGTCTCTCCGACGAGGAATCTCGACCTGATCCTCTTCGGCGACCCTTCAGCTTCTTGTGCCGTTCGTAGTACTCGTGGGCCTTCTGTGGATCGTAACCT